GTATAAATTTTCTGCCATCTGCCAAGTAGACTCAGCAGAAGTTAGTCTTGTGTTTTGATCTACAATTTTATCTTCAGCAACTTTTAAATCTCTTTTAAGATCTACGATTTCTTGCTGATTAGTGTTGATGGTATCTGTAAGATTTACAATATACCTAACACCTGTAAAAGTTCCGACTAAGACCGAAGCCACCACAGGCACTAATACAAAATTTTTTTTTAACAGATCTGCTAAATTCATTATCTAGTCCAAAAAAATATTCTTTTCCACCAAGGTGTGTGCGTAGGATGAATACAAGTTGCACATCCACAACCACCCTCTATAGGTAATCCTGGACACTTATCCCCACAATGGCATTCATGTTCACATTCAATACAAATCATTTTTTCTCCTCTATATCATAAAACATTTTATCAGAATCTTCCGTTACCCAATCAGATCCTTCACAGTCCCAGTACGTAGTTTGCACACTATAGTCTGGCCAATCATTATCTGTTGTATAACTGTTCACATGCCAAATGATCCTGTTGTTTGGCTGCGCTGCATAATTACCATTTTTCAACGCTAATATGTGTGCACATTTGTGCTCTTGCGGAATTTCTGAATGTTCCGTGTTCAGTATATTAGTCTCTGGATGCGCCCAGTCAATAGTAAATAAATATTGACCTTCATAGAATTTTTTATCTTTACCTAAATACTTACCGTCTATACCAGCCAACCAATCAAAACAATGGACACTAGGATAATAACTAAAGCAGTTCCACAGTTCGAGTTGATCCACTCGCATATCAGGCACGTCTTTTCTTTCAAATTCTTTTTGAAAGAATGCTGAAATAGGTAGCCTATAAAAGACTGCACCATTTGGTAGCATGCAATGAAATAAGATTGCACGACCTGAAATAGAGCTAAGACCAAAGATAACACAGTCACTAGACTGTCCTTTATTTTTTTTAAGATCATAGAGATACTCCCTTCTTATTTTACAATAAATTGGCGGTATATTAGCATTTAAATAAGCCATAGTACATTATTTTATTTCACCCCAGTTTGGACCATATTCATCGTCTACTTTGTTTGGAACTTCTAGATCCACTGCGTGGATCATGATGTCTTTTATTCTATCAGCTTGTTGCTGTGATTCAATAGAAAAGTCTAACTCATCATGTACTTGTATGTGAGCCAAGATTCCTTCTTTATGAAGCTTGACCATAGCTTGTTTAGTCATGTCAGCTGCACTACCTTGAATTAATTTATTTAAAGACTTGTAAGTGAATGCTCTACGGTGACCATTTTTGTGCCAATAGTTTTTCTTCTTTTGTCTTTTGTCATCTAAAACAAATTCGCCATCGTCATCTTTTAACCATTCACCCATATTTTGAAGTTGAAGCATTCTTTCTTCATCTTCTGCTGGTACATACTTACCCCAGTCTGTGCCTTTTAAAATAGGTTCGTATTTTGGAAAACGACAACGTCTACCAAGTAATGTTTTTATTTGCCCTTTGTTTTCTGCAGCACTCATAGCTTTGTTCATTAGTTGTTTTACAAATGGAACTTTACTATGATACTTGTCAAATAATTCATCAGCTTTTTCTTTTGTAACGCCTAACTCTGCTTGAAGTTTTGCCTTACCCATACCATAAAACAATCCAAGATTAATTGTTTTTGCTTCCGATCTTGGAATCTCAGCCATCTCTGCAACTATCTTGTGAAAGTCTGTTGATGGATCTGAATCATATGAATCTGCAATTGTATTTACAGATGGTAATTCATAACGCAAAGCATAGTGTGCAACTAACCTTGGTTCCTGTTGCGAGTAATCGAAACAACCCCACTTACAATTTTCTTCAGGTATAAATAATGATCTAATCATGGGGCCTGTTACCGGATCCCTGGCTGGTATCTGCTGTAGATTAGGGTTAGAATAACTAAATCTACCCGTAACTGTACCACCATCATCAGAACGAATTTGATTAATACCTGCATGTATTCTACCACAATGTTCATGATCAATAATGGTATCAATAAAGGTTGTTCTAACCTTGTTTATTTTTCTAGCTTCTGCTATCATCTTAACTACAGGATGTTTATGATTTGTAATAAAGTTTTTAGTGAAAGAAGGTGTTTTTGTTTTTGCAGTTAATTCATATTTTAAATTCAAGTTGTCAAAAGCTTTGGCAATACTTGCTCCTGCCCACAGTTGAACTTCTTGGTTACATTCTTTTTTTATTTGTAGGAGTAACATTTCTTCTTGTACTGCTAACTCTTTCTTCAATCTATGAGCTTTTTCAACGTCCACTCTCACGCCAAGAAATCGCATATCGACCAGGCAGGGAAAAAGATCCGTTTCAAGATTAAAAATATTCTGTAGTTGTTGTTCTTCAATTATTTTTTTAAAATACTGCCACAATTCTAAAGTAAGTTCAGCGTCTGCTTCAGCATATTCTCCAACTTCCATAGCAGGCAATCTCCACATATCAGCTTTAGGATCTAATCCTCTTGACTTTGCAGCTTCAATTAGTTTTGTTTCGTTCTTACCTTTCTTTAAGAAAGCCCAAGACAAAGTATTTAGTGTGTAAGAAAATCTATTCTCATCTATAAGACTGGCTGCAATCATAGTATCTATAATTAAACCATTGATTTTTATACCTAATTTACGTATCCAACATACGTCGTACATTGCATTATGAAATACTTTTTTTGCAGGTAAAGCACAAACATCTGTAAACCAATCTAAAACTTGTTTACGGTCCATGTTAGGTCCTTCTTCATGTGCAATTGGATAATAAGCTTTCCATCCTTCAACAGCCACAGCTATACCTACAATTTCTCCTACACCTATGATTGCTCCTGAACCTAGTTTCTTTAGATTTGGATCACGTGTCTCTAAGTCAATTCCTATTTCCTCATACTTAGATAAATCTGGAAATTCTTTTGGCTGTAACCACTCTGTTTGAGGTATTATCATTTCTTTTTACCCATGTCTTTCAGTGTTTTAATTTCTAATTCACAGTAATGAATTATTTTTTCTAAGTCTTGTATTCCCGCCTTGTTCTTGTAGCGACACACGTACTTTATAACGTTTCCCTGAAAAAAAGAAAGGTCATTCTTAGATATAAATTCATACGGTTGAATATGAAATTTTTTATAATGTGATCCGCCAATTTGTTTTTCTTGTGGTCCTTTAGTGCTTTCAAATATACTATTGTCTGTCATAGTTTGTATCCCTTCCTCTGTATTTTTGCTTTTAGTTTATATAAATTATTTTTTGCACGAGTAACCGCAACGTACCAAACTCTATGCTCTTCATCCTCCTTGTCTTCACTTTTCTTTATTGCTTTCAATATTTTGTTACCCATATCTAAACATAGAATAACATTATCTTGTTCACCACCTTTAATGGCATGAATGGTTGATGTCCAGATTCTAGCAGGTTGACTTAAATCTTCACCTGCTTCAATTAAACCTAGAAGATAATCTTTATCTTCTTGTTCTATATTTTGAAAAGCTTCATACCAATCTTTTTTTAAATTAAATTCTTCTGTGCCTGTGTATTCTTTAATATCTTTTATATTTTTTTCTTCTATTTTAATATTATTTTGCAACAATTCATAATTTTTTATAGCATTGTATGCCCTAACCCTGACGCTTTTTCCTCGATTACTTTCAAAATATAAATTCTTTTTCTTTAGTTGTTCTTCTATTTTTAATAGTCTTGATACTGTTCTAGTTAATATTAACCACTTACCCTTGGTTAAATCTACCTGGTCCAGGTTAGCAATCCCCTCACAGTTTCCTTCGTAGTCTCTTGGATAATATTTTTTTTCTTTTCTATTACCAACAATGTTTTCTATACACATTTGTGATTGTTCTTGTATAGCTTTTGATATTCTTCTAGACTTATGTAATACTTTTTCTTTTGCAGGTTCATCAATAAATCTATTTACATCAGCTCCGGCCCAGGCAAAGATAGCTTGGTCATCATCTCCAGCAAGATAAATGTCTTTACTTTTTTCTTTAAACTTATCGTACAGCTTCCATTGTAATGGTGATAGATCCTGCGCTTCGTCAATAAATACTGTATCGAACTCAGGAATTTTATTATCTTTCTCCAATAACATTTCTATCATATCATTAAAGTCAATTAATTTTTTCTTTTTTTTATAAACCATTAAATTTTCTGCAATGTGTTCTAATATAATCCAATCAACTTCTTTTGAATTATGTTCTCCACGGTCAAACTCTTCTCTTATGTCTACACACCTATTGATTGCTCTATGTATCAATTGAAAGTATGGATTGTCACAAGTTAAAAAAGAAGTTTCTTCTTTGTTATATCTGTCATAGTATTTTACTTTCACATTTAATTTTTTACCAAAACTTTCGTAATGATATGGCTGCATTACATCCTCTTCTTTTAATCCTAAAATATTAAATGCAAATGAATGGAGTGTTTGAAAGTATGGTAGTTTTTTATCTTCTGCTGGCATTCTTTTCTTTGCTTCACCTGCAGCTTTTTTAGTAAATGCAAAATAACCTATCTTATGTAATGGTGTTCCAACTCTTGCGTAGGCTTTGGCTCTTGATATCAATCTATATGTTTTACCCGTACCAGGAGG